CGGTCCGCACCCGCTTCAGGCAATCCATCTTCGAGGCCTGGGAGCATCGCTGCGCCTATTGCGGCAATCTGGCCGATAGCCTCGATCACATCGTCCCCAAGGTGAAAGGCGGCCAGACCGTGCGCGGTAATCTGGCGCCCGCATGTCTCACATGCAATCGCCGCAAGTCGCACCACGAGGTGATCAGCTGGTGGCGGCAGCAGCCCTACTGGACCGAGGTTGGTCAAGAGCGGCTGATCGATTGGGTGCTTGGCTCGTAGAAGCTGCAGTCAGCTGCAAAGGCGGGGCTCTCTTCTGAGGAAGAAGGGCCGGGCCTCCGATACCGCATCTCGGCAGCCACACCCCAGGGCGACTGCAGCGGCGCTTGCCCTTACGGGTGAAGCCGACCCGGTGATGTGAGGTTAGGAGTTCACTTTACCGGTCGGCGCCAGGAACTCAGGAGCGATCACCTCAGAACGGGATGCCGTCGTCGTCAGGCGGCGACACCAGGTCCTGCTGACTTGCAGCCACAGTGCCGCGCGATGAGTCGGGCTGCCACTGTTGCTGGGCCGGTGGGGCAGCGGCAGGAGCTTGCTGGCTTTGCTGCTGCTGGCCGCCATCGTTCCACTTCTCGATGTTGTCGGCGGTGAACACCTCGGCGAGCCCCTGGCTGCCATCTCGGCGCGTGAACAGCTCGGGCGGCTCCACCCGGCCGAAACACACCACCTTGTCGCCCTTGCGCACGTAGTTGCCTACATACTCTGCAGGCTTGCCCCACAATGCCACCTTCACCCACCTTGCGGGCGCATCTTTCTTGTTTTGCCGCACCGCAATGGTGAAATTGGCGACGGTCTTGCCGCTGTCCAGATACTTCAGCTCAGGGTCTCGGCCGAGGTTTCCGGTGAGTTGTCCGTAGAAAGCCATGATGTTGAAAGTTTCTCGAATGCGTGGATCCCCTCGACGGGGTAAAGGACTCTGGTGCCAACCCGAATGAACGGCGGGCCCTTGCCCGCACTTCTCCAGTTCGCCAGCGTCTGATCACTCAACCGCCAGCGATCTGCCACCTCTTTAGATGTCAAAAACGCTGGAACTGCACTTGCCATAAGCTGCACTCCTCAAAACGGATCGTCCTCATCGACGACCTCTACCTCATTGATTGGATTCTGATTTATTTCTGCCGTTTGAATAGGCACCTTCTCGCCAGAATCAGAGATTGTTACCGCACCGGTTTGGCTTGCTGCTGCGATCTGGAGGTTCAAGTCCGCCACCACTGATGCACTCTCTTGGACCACAGGCGCGGCTTTGCGCACCGTCACCTGCTCGATCTCCTCCTTCACGCCTAAGCCGAACAGCACCTCAGGCATGTAGAGGTTGATCAGCCGAGTGGCCGAACGCCAGCGCAGCATCTGGCCAGGGATCGACTTGTACTTCGGGTTGCGCGTCCAGCCGTCGGCCGCGGCTTCCTTCATGCTGACCGTCGTCTGGATCACCTCGCCGGTCTCGCGCAGCACCGCGCTCGCCGTCACCTCCAGCGCCTCGCCCTGGCCTTTCTCGGTCCAGCTGATAACGCCTTGAAGCAGGCCGGACTTGTTGGCCCGAGAGATGGCGAACCTGGCGCTGGTGCTGGGCCGGCCGTTAATGACGCCCGTTTCCTGGAACATCACCATCGGATGTTCGCCCAGCTGCTCGGCGTACATCAGCGCCACCATGCAGCTCTCGGGCTTGCCCTGGAAGTGCGCCGGCACCATCCCGCTGCGGCTGAATGCCTGAGCGACGCGCCACAGGTGCTCGAAAGCAGCCCCGTCGTGAAGAAAGGCCAGCGCGCCGGGGCTTTGCTGCTGGCTCGTGGTTGCGAGTGCTGTTGATTCAGTCATTGGGTTCGTTCGTTCATGATGACCTCGATTTGATCAGCGATCTCATCGAGGGTTGGACATGGCGTCTTGGACGCGTCGTGCATCTCCGCGGTAGTGCGGAGCATCTGCAGAATGGTGCGCGCGCCTTCCTCAAACGCTTGCTGATGAAGGCGCTGCAGTTGACGGATGGTGAGCCACCGCCCGTCAATCACGACACCACCCCGGCAGCTCGATCGGCTCTGCCACCAGGTCGCCATAGCCAGGCCACTTGCCTGATGCGTGGCACTCGGCCAGCAACGTCATTGCAGCCTCAATGCGCCGCATGCCGGCTGCGATCATCGCGCCGCTCGCGGGGTAAACCGCCACGGCAAACGGCCGCGTGGTCTCCACTGCAATGGTGAGGAACTGCTGCGCCTCCAGCGCGCCCTGGTTCCAGGCCGCCTGCACGTGATAGTCCAGGTTGGCGATGCTTTTGGCGAACTCCACCCGGCTGGCGTCACGCGTCGTCTTGACGTCGACAACGATCCGACGATCCTCGCTGTGCCAGTCCGGCCTGGTTTTGCATTCCAGGCCCGTGGCTGGATCCTTCCAGGTGTAGCTGGCTTCCCGCCGGCCTGGGAGCTCCAGCAGAAAGCCAGCAGCCGGATGCAACCGGACCGCATCGGCCATGCGCCGCACTTGGTCGGCGTCGTCAAGGGTGAGCACGATCTTGCCGGCGCTCTCGCGCTCAAACTCGGCTGCCAGCTCCTTGCCAGCCTTGGTGCGGCGATCGAAACTGTGAGGCGGCACTGCAATGTTGCTATCCCACAGCTCTGGCTCTAGCACCGCTGTGTGCAAAGCGGTGCCGATGAGCATCGCTGGCGTCGGCTCACGCTTTTCGCGGTCCTCCGCCAGGAACTGGTCAAAGTAGTGCAGGGGGCTGCGGCCTAGCACCTTGATCTGGCTGGGGCTAACCGCCTTCAGCGCGTGGTAGGCCTCGTTGCTAAGGCCCTCGTGATGGATTAGCTCAGGCATAGGGCATCCTGTGAATAGCGGGGGTCGAGCTCGACCTTAAACATCTCCCGGAACATCACTGCGCCTCCCTGCGAATACCGTCGCATAACGTTACAAAGCATTGATTTCGCGGGATAATCTGCGATCGTTTTGTCACGGTCAACCCCCATACAGGCCTCTGCATGGCTGTTTCGCTTCGACCCTTTCAAGCTGATGCCGTCGCCGAGATCCGCGGCGCATATATGGCCGGCCACCGCCGCGTGCTGTTTGTTCTGCCGACCGGCGGCGGCAAGACCTACACGTTCGTCTACATCGCTGAGCAGGCCGCCATCCGCGGCAACCGCGTCTGCATCCTCGTCCACCGCCAAGAACTCGTGGATCAGGCCAGCCGCTCCCTGCATGCCATCGGCTGCAATCACGGCATCATCGCCAGCGGCTACCGCCAGGACCTCTCCCAAGGCGTGCAGGTGGCCAGCGTCCAGACCCTAGCCCGGCGCCTTCACCAACTCCCCGCCGACTTCTTCCAGCTGCTGATCGTCGATGAGGCCCACCACGCCGTCGCCGGCACCTGGGCCAGGGTGCTGGCCGCCATGCCCCGCGCTCACGTCCTGGGCGTCACCGCAACGCCCGAGCGCCTGGACGGCCGCGGCCTTGGCGATCAGTTCGAGCTACTGATCGAGGGCCCTGACGCCGCCTGGCTAACCGCGAACGACTTTCTCGTGTCGGCTCGCATATTTGCGCCCCCAGGCATCGACCTCTCGGGCATCAAGCGCTTCGACACCCGCAAGGGCCACGACGAGGCCGAGGCCCGACTGCGCCAGGGCCAGGCCATGGGCGATGCCGTCACGCACTATCGCCGCTCGATTAAGCCGCACCACAACGGCACCGCTATCGCCTTCTGCGTTTCCGTCGCGCACGCCGACGCAATGGCCGAAACCTTCCGCACCCAGGGTATCGCCGCCGCCATGCTCGATGGCTCAATGGATCGCAACCAACGCCGCCGCCTCATCAACGACCTTAGCGCCGGTGTGCTCAAGGTGCTCACCTCCTGCGACATCGTTTCCGAAGGCACCGACATTCCATCCGTCACCGGCGCAATCCTGCTGCGACCCACCGACAGCCTGGGCCTGCATCTGCAGCAGGTCGGCCGCGTGCTCAGGCCCTGTCCAGGCAAAACCCACGCGATCGTTAACGACCACGTCGGCAACACGCTCCGCCACGGCCGCCCCACCGATCCCCGCGACTGGAGCCTTGAGGGACGCACCAAGCGCGGCAAGCGCTCAGCATCCAATGCCTTGCCGGTGAAAGTCTGCCCGCAGTGCTTCGCCGCCATGCTCTCCTCCGTCGCTATCTGCATCGATTGCGGCTTCAAGTTCCCGACCGTCCAGCGCCGTGAGCTCACCGTCGTCGATGGTGACCTGCAGGAGCTGCCAGCTTCCGTGATCGCACGCCGTCGCCGCGTCGAGGTGGGCCAGGCACGCACACGCGAAGAGCTCGAAGCCATCCGCTTGGAGCGTAACTACTCTCGCGGCTGGACCGATCACATCTTGAGGGCACGGAATGGCAGGGCGTTCAGATGAGCTGGCGGTCCAGAACGCCATCCGCCTCAAGTTCGGTTCTGGCCCCTCGCGCCTCTGGCGCAACAACACCGGCGCGCTCAAGGACGCATCCGGCCGCCTGGTGCGCTACGGCCTCTGCCCAGGCAGCTCAGACCTCATCGGTCTGCGAACTCGTGTCATCACCGAAATCGACCTCGGCCATCGCTTCGCGCAGTTCGTCGCCATCGAAGTCAAGGACCAGGGCCGCCTCACCGCCGAGCAGCGCGCTTTCCTCACCATGGTCACACAGGCCGGCGGCCTTGCTGGCGTCGCGCGCTCAACCGCTGAAGCCCGCTGCATCCTGGGACTGTAACGATGCGTTACACCAGCCTCGCTTGTGCGCGCCAATGCCCGTAGCGTCCGGGAGCACCCTGGCATCAGCCATGACGATCAAACCCGAAACAGCCATCCACCAGCTCCGCAAGCTCTACCGCGACGCGCACCACTGCGAGCCCGCCACTGATCAGCACGCCATCGACTGGGCCGCAAAACCCGAGAGATGGGCCGAGTACGAAATACGTTTTCACAACAAATCCTGGTACGTCTGCGAGGCCACCGTGCGTGAAGCGCGTCGTCTGCACAACCGCATCCAGGCCGCCAACCTGCCTCTGCAGCAGGAGGCTCAGTGATGTTCGGAACACGCCGCAAGCAGCCCCCGATGCTTCCCTTCACCGTCACAGCTCGGCGTCAAGACAAACCGCCAATCCGCATAGGCATCATCGCCCCATCAGTTGTCGACGCCACCCTTATCGCTCAGGAGCTGTTCCCTAATCAAATCATCAGCATCGCATCCATTGAGCCTAAATGGCAGGACGACCCAGCATGACCACCGACACTGAACTGCGCGTCCTTGAGCTGCGGGACTCCGTGGCTTGGGCTGCTGGCGTCGGCTACGAACGCCGCCGCATTGGCGAGGTGCTTAGGCAGCGTGCATTGCTTTTAGAACACATGCCGGGTTCCACACCGCGTGTGGTCGTTAAAGAGCTCCGCCGCTTGGCGGATGACATCGACCGGGAACCGACTTGACGCATGACGCTGCTCGATCAACTCCAGGCCTTGCCTGATGACTGGGCACTAGTCGCAGTGGGCAACAACAAGCGCCCCTACCAACTCAACTGGCAAAACAGCCCACTCACCAAAGATCAAGCCGCGGCCGAGATCCGATCAGGTCGAGCCAAGGGCATTGGTGTTCTCGCTGGCCCTGCATCCGGGGGCCTGCTGTTCGTCGATCACGACGGCATCAGCGCCACCGAGGTCCTAGAGCGCATCGGCGCGCCTTTGCGCGAGCTTCCTAAATCCATCGCAGTCACATCAGGCCGTGACGGCCGCTTTCAGATTGCCTACCGCGTTCCAGTCCAGTTTTGGCAGGCAATGGTCGGCCGACGCGTCATTAAGTCCGGCAAAGAGGACGCCGAAGGCAAGGCAGAGCAGTTGGAGCTTCGCTGGGTTGGCTGCCAGTCCGTGGTCATTGGCGCGCACCCCACCACTTCCGGTTACCGCTGGCTCAAAAGCCGCGCGCCTTATGAGCAGGCCTTGGCCGACGCGCCCCTGGTGCTCATCGAGCAAATGCTCGACACCCCCGACCCCAAGTTTGCACCGCTTCTGTCCCAGCAGGCGGCGGGGCCGCCTGCTGCACCCGCGATCGCCGGCGAGGTGCCCTTCCTCGACTTCATCACACGCGACAGCCGCCAGCTGATCGAATCCGGCGGCGCACCCGGCCAGTGGAACGACGATCAGCTCCGCCTTGCGCTTGACCTCAAGGGCACCGAGACCTGGTTGCTAGCTCAAGGCGTCAGGCCCAACCTCAGCGCCTCCGGCGCCTTCGCCCTGCACGTCGCAGCAGCACGCAACAAGGCCCGCGACTTTGACGAGAAGAAGGCCTGGCATCGCTTTAACGGCGCCGACAAGCACAGCCCGCACCCGGCCACGCCGATCGAGAAGCTCCTGCAGCGCCTCGCTTTCCACACCCGCACCACCAGGCCGCTCCTGCCATCACCGGCGCCGCACCGCCAGCAGCCGGAGCAGCCCGAGCCCGTCGCCCCTGCAGCGCCAGCGTCGGAGCAGCCCTACGCACCCTCCTTCTCCAAGCCCAACAAGCTTGAAGCCGGTGAGCTGCTCGCCATGCTCCGCAATCAAGCCGCCGGCGGCCGCATACGCTTCAACCGCTACTCTCAGCAGGTCGAGCTCGACGGCAGCGTTCTCGAAGGCGCTGAGCGCTTTTACCTCACCCTCGCCGAGCAGGGCTTCAAGGTTTCGAAGGATCTCGCCCTCGATTGCCTTATTCAGGTCGCCCACGAGAACCCCTACGACCCCGTCCGCCTGTACCTTGAACACGTCGCAGCCACCGTCAGCCCCACCTACATCGGCGGCCTCGCAACCGCTTACCTCCGCCCCGAAGACGCCGCAGCCAGCGAGCCCACGCTCTACGACCAAATGCTTCGCTGCACGCTGATCGGCGCCGTCCGGCGCATCTTCGAGCCCGGCTGCAAGCACGACACCGCCTGCGTGCTCATGGGTGACCAGGGCGCCCGCAAGTCCTCGTTCTGGTCGGCCCTCGGCGGCCCCTTCTTCTCCGACGCCCTGGGCGATATCAGCTCAAAGGACGACCTGATGGTGCTCCACCGCTCTTGGATCATGGAATGGGCTGAGCTCGATCACATCACCGGCCGCAAGCACGCTGGCCACGTGAAAGCCTTCCTTAGCCAGTCGACCGACCTGTTCCGCGTCCCCTACGGTAAGGCCACCGAGGCCTTTCCCCGCCGCGGCATCATCGTCGGCTCGACCAACCGCTCCACCGGCTTCCTGGTGGACGACACCGGCAACCGCCGCTTCTGGGTCATCCCTACCACCCTCACCGAAGCCGACCCGATCGACACCGGCACCCTCATGGCCGAACGCGACGCCATTTGGTCCGCAGCCGTTTACGCCTACCGCGCTGGCGAGGCCAATTACCTCCCCGCGCACCTGGCCGACCAGGTCAACCAGGAGAACGAGGGCTACCGCGTCGACAACCCCTGGCTGCCGGCTGTGCAGCAGTGGCTCGACCAGCGCGTCTTTGGCGAGCAAGTCACCACCGAGCGCATCCTCATTGAGGCCATCCAAAAGCCCATCGAGCGGCAGACCCGCGCCGATCAAATGGCCGTCGCAGATCTGCTCAGCACCCTCGGCTACGCCCAGAAGCGCATCAGACAGGAGGGCGTCCGCGCGCGCGTCTGGGTCAAGCCCTGAAGCGTGTCCCAACCTGACGCCTTTTAAGGTTGGGACATGTCCCAACCTCTTTTTTTGCGCAAAAACCTTGCAGCCACTGCGTTTTGCGCTGCGTGTCCCAACCGGCCCGTGACCCAACCTATTCCCAAGACTTCCAAATCCCTATCCCCCCCTTCTTTCTACTATTTATTCCTTTTAGGTTGGGTAGGTTGGGACAGTAAGGGACAACTCAGGCCACGACTGGGGTTTAAGCGTCCCAACCTCCCCGCTAAGGTTGGGACAAGGTTGGGACAAGGTTGGGCCACCCTCATCACGACTACCCTGGCCCTAGGAGGCTCACCCATGGCCGTCATCGACATCAGCGCCCGCGTCATCGGCGACACCGAGCTGGCTCAAACCCTCTCGCGCCTATCCGCCCACGACATCCCCAAGGCCATCCGCGCTGGCGTCCGCGACGCTGCACGAGCAGGGCGCACCACCATGGCTAAGTCGATCGGTCAGCGCTACTCGCTCAGCGCTGGCCGCATTAAGCAAGACGTCCCCAACGCACGCTTCATGGCAGGGGGGCAGACCGCGATCATCACCACCAGCCGCAAGCCCATCACCGCCATGCAGTTCAAGCCCAGGGAAACACGGGCAGGCCTGGCCATGAGCATCTACCGGGGGGAAAGGACCGTGGTGAAGTCGGGCTTCATCGCCAAAGGCCTGCCCTTCAAGCGCCGCGGCAAAGAGCGCATGCCCCTTGACGTCATCCACGGCCCCTCCATCCACGCCATCTACACGGGCGGCAAGTGGGCCCCAGCCCTCCAGGCACGCACTGAGGTGCGCATTGAGGAAGCCCTCCAATCAGGCGTCATCCGCAGCCTGCAAGGCATGGGCCGCGGTTTTGGCTAGCTTAGTACGGCTGCCGAATCGCTGATGGCGCAACCGCAAATCAAACTCTTGCGTCACAGCCCTGAACTTCTTGAAATTCGCATCCCTTATAAACGAGCTGACCAGCACGAGTTTTTGCTTTGTTCAGACATCCACCTCGACAACCCTAAGTGTGAACGTGAGCTGCTACGCAAGCACCTAAAGCAAGCCCAAGGCCGCGGCGGTCACGCTTTGTTCTTTGGCGACGTGCTTTGCCTGATGCAAGGCAAGCGCGATCGGCGCGCCAGCAAAGGCAGCATCCGCCCTGAGCACCTCGGCTCCAATTACTTTGACCTGGTCTTTCGCGAGGCGGCCGACTTTCTGGCGCCATTCGCCTCAACCATCTTGATGATGAGCGACGGCAACCACGAAACCGCTGTTCTCAACAACAACGAAGTCGACCCGCTCGGCAACGTAGTGCGGTTGATGCGTGATCGGCACAAAGCGCCGACTGAGCACATGCGCTACCAGGGCTTCATTTGGTTCACTTTTTACCGCACCGGCAACAATCAACGAATACACAAAAGCAGACGCACCACTCTGTTTTTCCATCACGGCGTATGGGGCGGGATCATTACCAAAGGCACCATGGCTGGTGGTCGATATGCCTCAATCGCTCCTGATGCCGACCTGATCGTCAACGGCCACAACCACGAGCGCTCGATCGTTTCTCATCCCTGTTACCGTGTCGGCGCCAATGGCAAGCAGCGCATCGTGCAGCGCTGGCATCTGCAGACAGGCACCTACAAAGAAGAATTTGCAAATGGTGGCGGATGGGCTGTCGAGCGCATCGTCATGCCCAAGAGTCTTGGCGGCCTGTGGCTGCGCCTTAAGCCCACGCAGGACAACGGTGTGGAGATCAGCTGCGAGCCGGCCACCTGATCCCCCCCCTGGTCCCCCCCACCCCCTGGGTCCTACCTGGGAAAAAAGACTGCGGGCGCCTCGCTCGCCGTTTTTCGCTAGCTCCAGGCCGCCAACGGGGTTGCCCAGAACACGCATGAATATTGGCTTTTTCAATAGGAGCGCTCTTATTGCGAACGGTTACGGCGGCGGTTTGGGCCGTTTCGGGCCGTTTCTTGATCGCAAAGGACCTTCAGGTAGTTGCGCAACCCGTTGCGGAACCGTGACTATGGTGGCCTTATTGGCTGATGCGGATGAGATCTTCACCAGCGCTGGCGATGGCCAAGCGCATCGAGCTGTGGCCGGTCGAGCGGCTCGTGCCCTACGAGCGCAACGCGCGGACGCACAGCCCGCAGCAGGTAGCGCAGATTGCGGCCTCAATCTCCGAGTTCGGATTTCTGAACCCAATCCTTGTCGACAGCAAGGACGGGATCATCGCGGGCCACGGCCGGCTGGCGGCGGCAAAGGACATGGGCCTGGTCGAGGTGCCGGTGGTAGTGCTCGATCACCTGACGCCGGCGCAACGAAAGGCCTACGTCCTTGCGGACAACCGCATCGCACTGAACGCCGGCTGGGACGTGAGCCTCCTTGCCGAGGAGCTTGCTGGCCTTCAGCTTCAGGAGTTCGACCTCGACCTCCTCGGCTTCGACGAGAAGGAGCTTCAAGGGCTCCTCGACCCCGAGCAGATCGACAGCGAAGGCCCGCCCGACGAGTTCAAGGAGGTCGACGACGACATTGAGACCGAGCACCGCTGCCCGAGCTGCGGCTACGAGTGGAGCGGGAAGACGAAATGACGAAGCCTCCCTACCGGGTGCCGTCGATGAAGGAGATCGAGGCGCTGCCGTGGAACGGCTACCGCGTCGCCTCGACCTTCTCCGGCTGCGGCGGCTCGTGCCTTGGCTACCGGATGGCGGGCTACCGCGTTGTTTATGCGAACGAGTTCATCGAGGAGGCGCAGCGGACTTACAAGGCCAACCATCCGAAGAGCTTCCTCGACATCAGGGACATCCGCCAGGTCAAGTCAGAGGATGTACTAGAGAAAGCGGGCGTCGATCGCGGCGAGCTTGACCTCTTTGACGGCTCGCCGCCGTGCTCAGCGTTTTCGACAGCCGGGAAGCGCGAGGCCGGATGGGGCAAGGTCAAGGCCTACAGCGACAAGGCGCAGCGGGTTGACGACCTGTTCTTCGAGTATGTGCGGCTGATTGACGGGATCCGGCCGAAGGTCTTTGTCGCGGAGAACGTCAGCGGCCTGGTGAAGGGGACAGCGAAGGGCTACTTCAAGCGGATCCTCGCGGCGCTACGTGAGCCGGGCTACCGCGTGAGCTGCCGCGTGCTCGATGCGCAGTGGCTTGGCGTTCCGCAAATGCGGGCCCGAACGATCTTCGTCGGCGTGCGGGATGACCTCGGGCTCGATCCGGTTCACCCGGCGCCGTTGCCCTACCGCTACACGGTCGGCGAGGCCGTCGAGGGGCTAGCGGCCGATGGCGAGGCGAAGCGGCTCAAGCCTGGAACCGACACGCACCGCTACTGGCTGGCGACGCGCCCGGGTGACTCGCTGTCAGATGCGTGCAAGCAGCTGACCGGGAAGAACAGCTTCCTGACACACGTGAAGCAGTCGCCGCACCGTCAGGCGAACACGATTACCCAAGGCACGCAGCAGCTTTACCATTGGGCCGAGCCCCGGACACTGAGCCTGCAAGAGCTCCGGCGCGTCGGTGGCTTCCCCGACGACTTTGAGCTGACCGGCGACTTCACCCAGCGGTGGGAGCGGATCGGCCGGGCTGTTCCTCCCCTGATGATGGCCCGCATCGCCAAGCACGTTGAGGAGAACATCCTGCGATGTGTGGCTTAGCTGGCGCCATCAACGAGAGCCCACGGGTCGTTGCCGGGATGCTGGACCGCATCCAGCACCGTGGCCCTGATGGCCAGGGCATCAAGGAACATGATGCAGCTGTTCATGGCCACGTGCGCCTAGCGCTGGTCGATCTGTCGGCTGCATCGAGCCAGCCTTTCATCCGCGCATCCAACACTCTGACCTTTAATGGGGAGATCTGGAATCACAACGCATTGCGCGCTGAGCTGAAAGCTGCTGGCGTTGAGTTCGTGACGATCGGAGACACCGAGGTGCTGGCAGCAATGCTGGAGCGCTATGGCCTGGAGTGCCTTCAACGGCTCGATGGGATGTTCGCCTTCGCCTGGAGCGATGCCAGGAACAATCACTGGCTGGTGCGCGATGCGTTCGGGAAGATCCCTGTCTATCTAGCTAAGACGAATAAGGGCTACTTGTGGGCCTCTGAGCGCAAGGCCTTCCCGTCAGGCGTCAAGCCGATCGCGGTGCCACCTGGCTATGCCTTCAACCTTGTCACCGGCGAATGGCGCTACTGGTATCAGCTGCCAGGCGCAGCACCGATGGATGCAGCCGCCCTGCTGGGTCATTTGCGCGCTGGCGTTCGGAAGCGGCTCACGGCCGATGCTCCTGTCTGCTGCCTGATCTCTGGCGGCTTGGACAGCAGCATCGTCCTGGCGCTGGCCAAGGAGATGAGCCCTTATGTCACGGCCTACACCGCTGTCCATTCCAAGCGCTCTGCCGACCTGAAATCGGCGCGGCGCATTTGCTCTGACCTGGGCGTGAAGCTCGTCGAGGTCGATGTGGCGTTCTCCCGTGACGCGATTGAGGATGCGCTCTACTCGATCGAGATTTCGAGCAAGGCGCAGATAGAGATCGCTGCGCTCTGCATCCCTCTGGCGCGCCGGATCTATGCCGATGGTTTCCGGGCTTGCCTGTCCGGCGAAGCTGCCGATGAGCTGTTCGGCGGTTACGGCAACTTCTGCATCAAGGCTTCCAAGGCGAACGATGCAGATATCGTTGCGCTGCGCCGAGCCCAGCTGAGCAAGATGGCGCGCGGCAACTTCGTCAGATGCAACAAGGCTTTCATGGCAGCTGGCGTCGAGTGTCGGCTGCCCTTCATGGAGCAGCCCCTAGTCGAGGCGGCGATCCAGCTGTCCAAAGCTGATTCACCGCCAGGCAAGGGCCTGCTCAAGGCAGCCGCCCGCTCGGTGCTCCCGTCCTGGGTGATCACTCGAAAAAAGGACACGTTCCAGGGCGGCAGCGGCATGTCTGACACCGTGGCCGGACAAGTGGCCAATCCCATCGTTTTCTACAACACCGAACTCCGCAAGGCGTTCGGCTACCTCCCTAAAGACTGATGGACATCCCCACTAACTGGACCTTCGAGACTGCTGGCGTCGCCGCTGGGTTCGATCGTCACGTCCGCGAGCAGCTGCCGTGGTACGACCTGGCCACAAATGCGGTCACGCACATTGCCCGGCACTACATCCCGGAAGGCGGGCTGGTCTACGACCTCGGCGCCGCAACTGGGAACATCGGCCGGGCGATCGCGCCGGTCCTTGCGGATCGTCAGGCGCGGCTGATCGGGATCGAGCCATCGGCGGAGATGGTGAAGCGCTACGAGGCGCCTGGCGAGATCGTCTGCGCGAAGGCTGAGGACGTCGATTTCGAGGCCTTTGATCTCGCGGTCGTTTTCCTGACGCTGATGTTCATCGAGCCCAGGAAGCGCGTGCAACTGATGAACCGGCTACGGCACGCCTGCCGTCCTGGCGGAGCGATCGTCGTCTTTGACAAGCTTGAACCAGTCGGCGGCTACCTAAGCACGGTCTTCTACCGCCTGACCCTTGCGGGCAAGCGCGCGGCCGGCGTGCCGTCTGAAGAGATTGTCGAGAAGGAGCTCAGCCTTTCCGGGGTGCAACGGCCGATCGTCGAGAGCCAGCTTGGCGGCGAGTCCTACCTGTGGTTCAAGTTCGGCGACTTCGCCGGCTGGGTGATCGAGAGGCCCGCATGACCCAGCGCGGGCCGACCATGCAGCTCACCTGGGCCGGCTTCGAAGCGGCCGTGGATCTGATCGCCGCGCAATGCCGGTGGCGTGATCGCGCTGGCGTCTATGGCGCCGATGATGCGGGGCAAATGCTGGCCTACGCCCTGGCCGTCCGGCTCGGCCTCAACACGCTGCCGCAGGCTGGCCCTGGCAGGATCGAGCTGCATGGCCTCGCCACCCTGCCACCGGCAAGCAGCTGGGCCTGGCCCGATGTCGAGGTGTGGGCGTGGGTTGATGCGACCGAGGCACAGGCGGTGCAATCGGTCGTGAAGGTGACGCCGAGGACGGTGGTGCTGATGCCTTGGCAAGATGCCAGCGCGTCACAACGACGGAACTTCGTCGCTGGGTTCGATGATTGAAGTCGCGCGGATCGCCTACGGCTGCCAGTGGGATGACGACGGGCATATGAAGGCCTGGCCGATGCAAATCACCTTTGGGCCGAAGGGCCCCGAGGTGACGGTGGACGGAATGCTCGAAGGCCGCGGCCACACGGTGATGCTGATCGACCAGCTCGTCGAGTTGGTAAGCCGGATCACGCCGCAGGAGACGCCGATCCAGCTAGTGCAGCCGGCGCCCTATGGTATTGCGCAAAAGCTAATTAGCCGAGGCTTCTTCGTCGAGCTGCTTTACGACTAATGGCGCTGATCAAGGCGGCGGCGTTTGCGGCTCGGATGTGCGTCAGCCCCCAGGCTGTGCGCAAGGCGATCAGCGTGGGGCGGCTAAAGGAGTCAGTCACACGAGAGGGGCGTGGGTATCTGATCGACGACGAGGCCGGTGTTGCGGAGTGGGATCGAAATACGGCGCCGCAGTTTCAGCGCGGGCGTATGGTAGCCAGGCAGCAGGCCGCCGCTGCAGCGGTGACGCCGCCGCCGGCAGGGCTGCAGAGCAAGATCCCGAGCCAGGCGCAGGCCGCATCGGTGCGCACCTGGTATCAGGCGAAGCTGCTAGAGCTCGATCTCAAGCAGCGCAACGAGGAGCTGGTGCCGTCTGCGGACATGCAGCGCGTGCGCTACGAATCGGGCCGGCGCGTGCGTGATGCGATCCTCCGTTTGGGCCCGCTGATGATCGGCGAGATCGCGCGTGCTGCTGGTGGGCTGTCGCCAGAGCAGCGCTCGGAGGTGCTGCTCGTGATCGAGCGGCATCATGTGAAGGCGTTGGAGGCGCTCGCCGATGGCAACGGCTGAGTGGATCGAGCGCTCGTTCTGGCAGGGGCTGCGCCCTGACCCGCTGCTGACGGTGAGCAAGTGGGCGGATCAGCGGCGCATGCTGAGTCCGAAGGCCAGCAGTGAGCACGGGCAATGGCGCACCAGCCGGACGCCGTACCTGCGCAAGGCGATGGACGACCTGAGCGCGACGAGCAGCGTGCAGGAGGTTGTGCTGGTGTTCGGCGCCCAGATGGGCAAATCGGAAATGCTCAACAACTGGATGGGCTACGTGATGGACATCCAGCCGGGGCCGTCGTTGTTTGTGCAGCCGACGATCGATTTAGCAAAGCGCTACAGCCGGATGCGGATCGCGCCGATGATCGAGGCGACGCCGAGCCTGCAGGAGAAGGTGGCGGCGCCGCGCGAGCGCGACTCGGGCAACACGATGCTGATGAAGGAGTTTACCGGCGGCTTCCTCATCCTCGGGGGCGCGAACGCGGCGAGCGGCCTGGCGTCAATGCCGATCAGGTTTCTCGGCGGCGACGAGATTGACCGCTGGCCGTCGGATGTGGATGAGGAAGGCAGCCCGCTGGCGATTGTGACGGCGCGAACGCGGACCTTCGGCGTGCGCAAGAAGATGGCGTGGACCTCGACGCCGACGATCGCGGGCCGCAGCCAGATCTGGGCGAAGTGGGAGGAGAGCAACCAGCAGCGGCTGCTGCTGCCGTGCCCGCACTGCGGCCATCGCCAGCTGATCAGTTGGGACCGGATCCACTACAACCCAAAGGATCCAGGTCTGCCGAACACGCTTCACACGCCGCCGGTGATGTTCTGCGAAGAGTGCGGCGCTGCAATCGAGGAAGACACAAAGGCCTGGTGGTACGACCCGGATGTGTTCGACGACGACTGGTGGGAGGCTGATCAACCCGATCGGTTGGTGCAGGGCTATCACTGCTCGGCGCTCTACAGCCCCCTCGGCTGGTTCAGCTGGACGGAAGCGGTCGTCGGCTACGAGAAGGCGAAGGACAACCCGGCCGATCTGAAACCGTGGACGAACACGGTGCTGGCCGAATGCTGGAACGAAGACGGCGAAGCGCCGGACTGGGAGGCGCTCTACAACCGGCGCGAGGGCTACGAGCTGGGCACGGTGCCCGACGAGGTGGTGTTCATCACCTGCGGGGTTGACGTGCAGAAGGACCGCCTGGAGCTGGAGGTCGTCGGCTGGGGCCCGGGGCTGGAGAGCTGGAGCCTCGACTACCAGGTGCTCGCGGGCGACACGGCGGAGGCGGAGGTGTGGCGCGAGCTTTCAAAGTTTGTGCGCTCAGAGTTTGGCCTCGGCGATGGCCAGAGGCTGCCAATCAGGATGACGGCGATCGACACCGGCTTTCGCAGCGAGGAGGTGAAGCGCTGGGTGCGTAAGCAACCGGCAAACCGTGTGATCGCGGTCAAGGGCGTCGAGAGTCAGATCAACGTGATCGGTACTCCGGCGCGTCAGGACGTGACGCAACGAGGCAAGCTGATGAAGGGCGGCGTTAAGGTGTGGCCGGTAGGCGTCAGCACCGCGAAGAGCGAGCTTTACGGCTGGCTTCGCCGCCGGCTGCCGGAGGAAGAAAGTGAGCCGCTGCCGCATGGCTGGTGCCACTTCCCGCAGCATGGCGAAGAGTATTTCAGGCAGCTCTGCGCCGAGCGGCTGACGAACACGATTGACCGCCGGGGCTACACGAAGTTTGAGTGGGTGAAGACGCGGCCGCGCAACGAAGCGCTCGACTGCCGGGTCTATGCCCGCGCCGCGTGCGCGCTGGTGGGCGCTGATCGCTGGAGCGACGATCGCTGGGAGCAGGAGCATCAGGGCGCCGGTAGCGTGCGACCTCACCCAGCGCCAGCGGCCGTTGAGCAATCTCAGCCGCGGAAGCGGCGCGAGTCTTCAATCTGGTGAAGCAGATAGCATGAAGCGAGGAGGTGGCGTCGATGTCGCTGTTCACTGAGGCTAGCTTGCTGGCAGTCGAAGAGGCCATTGCCGGCGGCTACCTAAAGGTCCGTTACGACGACAAGGAAGTCACCTACCGCAGCATTGACGAGCTGCTTAAGGTGCGCGACCTGATCCGCTCAAAACTGGGGCAGGGCACGCAGAGCCGCCGCTACTTCGCCTTTCAGAGGGACACCCAATGAGCGCCTTCGAAAATCTGATTGCTGCGGTGAGCCCTGCTGCTGCGCTGAATCGCGAGGCGGCCCGCGTGCGACTTGAAGCGCTGCGCCGGTATGAGGGCGCGAGCCGCGGCCGCCGCACGGATGGCTGGCGCACGAGCGGCACGAGCGCCGACGCTGCAGCGGCGCCGGGGCTAAAGATGCTGCGCGATCGCTCGCGTGATCTCGTGCGCAACAACCCCTACGCCTCTAAGGCGGTGCAGGTGATCGTCTCCAACACCATCGGCACCGGCATCGTGGCCCAGGCGCGCGCGCAACGCAGCCGGCGCCGCAGCCAGCAGTTCACGGATCTGTGGCTCAACTGGGCGCTCGATTCGCGCCAGTGCGACTACGACGGCCGGGCCGACTTCTACGGCCTGCAGGCCTTGGCGATGCGCTGCATCGTCGAAAGCGGCGAAGTGCTGATCCGGCGCCGGACGTCGTCAGGCCAGCGCGTGCCGCTGCAGCTGCAGATCATGGAGCCCGACTTCATTGACACGACGAAGGACGTGGCGCTCGCCGATGGCGGGCTGATCAAGCAAGGCATCGAGTACGACGGCAGCGGCCGCCGCGTCGCCTACTGGCTCTACGCCGAGCACCCGGGCGAGCAGCATCTGCGCATGACCGACTTCCTCAGCAGCCGCGTGCCGGCCGAGGAGATCATCCACGTCTACCGTCAGGATCGCCCGCATCAGACGCGCGGAGTTCCCTGGGCATCCCCGATCATCATCCGGCTGCGCGACTTCGACGATTACAGCGATGCGCAGCTCCTGAAGCAGAAGATCAGCGCTTGCTTCACGGCCTTCGCTGTGGATACTGAGTCGCCGGAAGGCGGCGCCGACATGCCGTTCGACAAGCTCGAACCCGGCGCCGTCGAGATCTTGCCGCCCGGCAAGGACATCCGCTTCGCCAACCCTCCGACCGTCGGCGAGTTCGACAAGATTAGCCGCCAGTATCTCCTCCAAATCGCAGCCGGCTTCGGCGTCACCTATGAGGCGCTGACCGGCGACCTAACTAACACCAATTTCAGCAGCGGTCGGATGGGCTGGCTGGAGTTCCAGCGCAACATCGAAGCCTGGCGCTGGCAGATGCTGGTGCCGCAGATGCTCAACCCGGTCTGGCAGTGGTTCAGCAATGCGGCGACGGTGAACGGCGCGCGGATGGAAGGCATCACGGCGCAGTGGACGCCGCCGCGTCGTGAGCTGATCGACCCGAGCAAGGAGATAGCCGCGACTATTAAGGCGGTACGCGGCGGCCTGATCACGCTGAGCGAGGCGATCCGCGAATACGGATACGACCCAGAGGAGGTCATGCTGGAAATGCAGCAGGACAACGAGCGGCTTGACGCCCTGGGCCTGGTGCTTGATAGCGACCCGCGGAAAATGAGCGGCGCCGGCAACTTGCAGCAGCAGGGCGCGGATCAGGCGACTGAGGCTGCGCTTCGCGCGCTGACCGATGACCTCCAGCGCCGCTAACGCGATCGCGCTGGCGGCCTTCGTCAAGGGCCGCCGCGCGCTGGAATGGCGAGGCGCCTGGCAGCCGACGCTGCGCTACGCCGCCGGCGATGTGGTGACGCACCTCAACGCCTGCTGGGTGGCAATGGAAGCAAGTCGCAATGTCGAGCCGGGCAGCTCGGCGGCGTGGGAGATCATGGCCGGCACAATCGCTTGGGATGGCGGCACCGGCGAGGGCAACGTCGGGCCGCAGGGCCCGGCAGGCCCCCAGGGCGAGCAAGGCCTGCAGGGTGAGCAGGGGATCCCTGGACCAGCTGGCCCTGCCGGCCCGCAAGGCGAGATGGGCCCAGCCGGTCCTGCTGGGCCCCAGGGCGCAATCGGCCCAATGGGTCTGCAGGGGCCCCAGGGCAACACCGGACCGGCTGGCCCACAAGGCCCCCCAGGCCCGACCGGCCCGGCCGGCGCGACGGGACCGCAAGGCGCAACCGGGCCGGCAGGCCCCGCTGGACCGCAAGGCCAGCAAGGCGACTCTGGTCCCCAAGGTCCGGCTGGCGCAACAGGCCCGCAAGGTCCGCAGGGCATTCAGGGCCCCCAAGGCGCGCCTGGGATGGTGCCCTACTACACGGCGGCCGGGATCATCACCGGTCAGATGCTCAAGCGCTGGGTCGGCTCGGTCGTCACGACCGGCGCGTGGAGCTTTGACATCACCTCGGCCGGCTTCGGCACGGTGCTGTCGGTATCGGCTACGGCTGTTTCCGCAGCACAGGCGACGCCCGACGAGCTGGTGGCGACGGTTGGCAGCGTCTCGACGAGCGCCGTCAGCGGCAAGGTGCTCAAGACGGCGAGCGAGCAACCGTGGACCGGCCAGGATCCGCTGGTGCTCGTGGGCTCGAACGCGCGCGTCTACCTCACCGTCGACGGTTACTGAGCCGCGAGAATTGTTAACCTCTAACCTGATTAGAATCGAAATGCCGGTGCTATCGCCATGAGCGACCAGCTACTGCAAACCCGGGCGATGTTCGCACCCGAAACCGTGAACGCGGAAGCGCGCACGGTCGAGGTGGTGTGGACCACTGGCACCAGGGTTCAGCGCTACGGTATGGACGGCTCCTTCATCGAGGAGCTGTCGATGGACGCGAAGGCGATCCGCATGGACCGCCTGAACGCCGGAGCTCCGCTGCTCAACAGCCACAGCGCCGCCCAACTCTCCGACGTCGTCGGTGTGGTCGAGCGCGCCTGGCTGCATGGCAACGAGGGCCGCGCCGTGGTGCGCTTCTCCAGCCGGGACGACGTGACGCCCATCTTCAACGATGTGCGCGACGGAATTATCCGCAACATCAGCGTCGGCTACCGCGTCTGGAAGTACGAACGCGCGGAAGAGGGGGGAACCCCGCTGATGCGTGCTGTGGACTGGGAGCCGCACGAGCTGTCCCTGGTTCCGATCCCGGCCGACGCCGGGGCGCAGGTGCGCTCAGATGAACCGCCTACACTTAACACCAAGCCTGAAAAGGACAGCCCAATGGACGAAATCCGCGAACTGGAAGGCGTCACGACTCCCGAGCCCCCTGTGGCTGAGGTGCGTGCCGCTTCCCCCGAGGACATCCAGGCTGCCATCGCCGCTGAGCGTCGTCGGGTGGCGGAGATCCGCCGCTCCGTTCGCGCCGCTGGGTTGGACATGGCCCTGGCAGATCAAATGGAGCAGGACGGCACTTTGATCGAAGCTGCCCGTGCTGCCGTCATCGACAAGATGGCCGAGCGCGAAGCCGCTGCCCCCACTCGCACTCATGTGCAGGTGATGGCGGACGAAGGCGAGAAGCGCAGCGCCTGTATGAACGCCACCCTGGAAGCCCGCTGCGGCCTGCGCCAGTGGGATGATCAAGCCCGCGCCTATGGCCACAGCTCGCTGATGGACATGGCGAAGGACGCCTTGATGCGTTTCGGCGTGTCCCTGGTAGGCATGAGCAAAAGCGAGATTGCCGGCCGTGCGATGCACAGCACCAGCGACTTCCCGCTGCTGCTCTCCAACATCGCCAACAAGAGCCTGCGCGGCGCCTACGAGGCCGAGGTGCAAACCTTCCGCCCGCTGGCCCGTCAGCGCAACCTGCCCGACTTCAAGCCCGTCTACGAGCTGGAGATCGCCGGCCAAATCACCCCTGAGCCCCTGCTCGAAGGCGGTGAGTACAAGGCCGCGACCGTGCAGGAGCAGCAGAGTTCCTGGCGGATCTACACCTACGGCAAGAAGATCGCCGTCACCCGCCAGCTCATCATCAACGACGACCTGGACGCCCTGAGCCGCATCCCTCAGATGATCGGCCGCGGCATGAGCCTGTTCGAGTCCAACGAGGTGTGGAAGCTCATCACTTCCAACGCCGCGATGAGCTACGACAACAAGGCCCTGTTCCACAACGATCACAAGAACCAGGGCACTGGCGTGATCGGCGTGACCGCCATCAGCGACGCGCGCAAGAAGCTGCGGAACCAGACCGACATTGCTGGCAACCGGATCAACCTGCGCCCCACCTACCTGGTGGTGCCGACCGCTCTAGAAACTGCCGCCGAGCAGTTCCTGAGCCCGATCCAGCCCACCCAGACCAGCAACGTCAACATCTTCACCCAGAAGCTGCAGCTCATCGCTGAGCCCCGCCTGGATGATGCGAGCGAGGCTGTCTACTACGTGACCGCCAGCCCTGAGCAGATCGACATGATCTCCTTCGGCTACCTCGATGGTGAGGCCGGCCCGCAAGTCGAGACCGTGAACGAGCGCGATCCCGACGGGACCGTGATCTACGCACGCCTCGACTTCGGTTGCACCGTGACCAACCACCGGGGCTTATACAAGTCCACCGGCGTCTGAGGACCTGACCCATGAAAAATTACGTTCAACACGGCAAAACGGTCGACATCACCGCTCCTTATGCGGTGAGTAGCGGCGGCGGCGTGCTGGTTGGCTCCCTCTTTGGTGTGGCTGTGATCGACATCGCCAATGGCGATGTCGGCTCCATCAGCACCGAGGGCGTCTACACCCTGGCCAAGGCCGCCGGCGCTGGAACCGACGGCGCTCAGGGCGCGAAAGCCTACTGGGACAACAGCGCCAAGAAGGTCACTGGTGTCGCCTCTGGCAACACTCTGATCGGGTGCTTCCTGGCTGCTGCCGCCACCGGCGACGCCACTGCTGTGGTGCGCCTAAACGGCACCGTCTGATGCTGAACGACCTGGCCAACCGTGCTATTACGGCGGTGGTGCGCACCATGGGGGAACCCGTGGTCTACCACCGAGGCCAGGCCCAGCATCAAATCAAAGGCGTGTTCCAGGCCAGCCACGTTGGCCTTGATCCCGATACCGGGATGCAGGTGCGCTCCACCCAGCCGATCATTCTGGTCGATGGGTGGAGCCTTCCCTTTTCACCCAAGCAGGGCGACACCGTCAAAGTGCGCGGCTCGTCCTATCGCGTGCGCGACGCCCAGCCTGACGGTCACACCGGCTGGACGCTAATGCTGCACCGAGCTCAGCCATGACCCACCCCCGCACGCAGATCCGGGCCGCAATCGTCGCCCGGCTGAGCCAGAACCTCACCCCGCCGCCGGCCCAGGGCCAGCAGCCGGGGCCCGCCACCTATCCCACTGTCGCTGGCCCGCGCGTCTACAGCGGCCGGCTGATGCCGATCGAAGAGCCGGAGCTGCCCGCGATTGTCGTCCACACGCGCGAACCCGAGGAGATCGCCTCGCGCTCGACGTCAAAGTGGAACGGCTTTGAGCGGCGCCGCTGCCTTGTCACCGTGGTCTGCATTGCGCAGAGCTTCGACGACATCGACGAAGACCTTGACAACATGGCCGGCCAAGTCGAGGCGGCCCTGCAAGGCTTGACTATCTTGGGCTTTGAGTCCTCAGAGCTGGACCTAGCCGACACCCGCAGCGACGACCCGGAGTTTGACGGCAGTCTGACGACCGGCGCCACGCGGCTGCGCTACGAGTGCGTCTACATGACCTCCTATCGCGACGACCCGAACCCCTACGTCATCGAGGGCGGCGATCCCCTGGAGCGCAGTGGCGCCTATCCTGGGGGCCAAGTCACGCCTGACGGTCAAACCGGGGCGGCCTGCCCGGTTGGCAACGCCACCATCTACGCAAACCAGGAGCAGCTCTAATGGCCACCACCCGCAAGCGCGCCAGCCAGCCAGCGCCCACGCCCGAGCAAGCGGTCAGCATCGATAGCCTGGCGGCTTTTATGGAGATTGAGCAGCCGGACCGCGAGCGCCTCGGTCTGGCCCTGGAGCTTGCCAAGGAGGCTGCGCTCGCCGTCACTGGCAAGCCCGTGGGAGACGTTGCCTGCCATGGCGTCCGCCACGGCGTTCACATGCTCGCCTCGCAGCTGCTGCTGAAAAATCAGCTCGACGCCTCCTCCTCTGGCGCCGAAATCCCCGGCGTTGTCCGTTACCTCTGGAAGACGGCGGTCTAATGCTGGGCGTCAACCGCTCCGATCAGCTCACCGCTGGCGTCGGCTCCTCCGAGAGCACTGATTACGCCCGCCGGCTGAGCAACGTGGCGCGCTACGGCATCATCGCTGAGGCCGACTATACCGGCGCCAGTGCTGGCTTTCCCGCGATCCGCGTGCAGCTCCAGGACGGCGAAATCCTCAGCGATTGGGTGCCGTGGTTTACGCCGCGCGCCGGCAAAGATCGCGTATGGGATCCGCCCGAGGTTGGCGAGGTCGTCATGCTGCTGGCCCCGTCGGGTGAGCTGGCAAACGGCGTCGCTATCCCTGGCCTGTTCTCCAACGGCAACGCAAACGGCGACCGCGCCGGCCTGCAGCGTCGCACCTTCGACGACGGCACGGTGGTTGAATACGACCGCCAGGCGCACAAGCTGACGATCGATGCGACCGAATCTAACGGCCAGGTGGTCGTGAAGGGTCAGACGGTGAAAGTCGAGGCCAGCGGCGAAGTGACGGTCAAGGGCAGCCCCATCCACCTAAACCCGTAGGTCATGGCCAAGATCATCCGCATCGGCGATCCTGGCAGCCACGGCGGAAGCGTCACGACCGGCAGTCTCGACGTCTTTGCCAATGGCAAGAAGGTGGCGCGCGTCGGCGATACCTACAGCTGCCCCATCCACGGCGCCAACCCGATCGTCACCGGCAGTGCTAACACCTTCGCCAATGGCCAGGCTGTTGCCAGAGTGGGAGACACCACCGCCTGTGGCGCAACACTGCAAGGCGGCAGCTTAAACACGGAGGCAAATTGATGGCTGGCATGAGCCGCACGACTGGCAAAGCGCTTGGCGGCTTTGATCACCTTCGCCAGTCCATTCAGGACATCCTCACTACGCCGATCGGTACGCGCGTCCATCGCCGCAACTATGGCAGCCGCATTCCCCGCCTGGTAGATCGCCCGATCAACAACAGCCTCGTCGCCGAGCTGGTGGCTGCCACGGCTGAGGCATTGGATCGCTGGGAGCCTCGCCTGAGGCTTGAGCAGGTCAAGATCGACACCGTTTCGGCCAATGGCCAGATCAGTCTTAGCCTTGTTGGGTACTACCTGCTCAACGGGCAGAAAATCGAAATCGAGGGGCTGGTGGTCTGATGGCGATGATCGACTTCAGCAGCATTCCCGATCCGACGATCATCGAGACGCTCGATTATGAGACGATCCTCGCCGCGATGATCGCCGATCTGCAGGCGCGCGATCCGTCCTACACCGAGATCCTCGAGAGCGACCCGGGCATCAAGATCCTGGAGGTGGCCGCGGCGCGCGAGCTGATCCTGCGGCAGCGGATCAACGATGCGCTTCAGGCCACTTTGCTGCGCTACGCCATCGGGGCCGACCTCGACAACCTGTCGACCTTCTACGCCGTCACGCGCCTGGAGGGTGAAAACGACGAGAGCCTGCGCGCGCGCGTGATCGAGCGCGTCATGGGCAGCAGCACGGCCGGCGGCGCCGCGTGGTATCGCTACCAAGCGCTGACCGCCAGCGAGCTGGTGAAGGATGCAGCGGTGAGCTCTCCGGCGCCCGGTGAGGTGCTGGTCAACATCCTCTCAACCCAGGGCAACGGCACGGCGAGCAATCAGCTCTTGCAGACGGTGAACACGGTGCTGCAGAGCGACAGCGTGCGCGTGATCACCGACGTGGTCACCGTCGCCAGCGCGACGATCAACACGGTGCCTGTCACCGCGCAGGTCTATCTCTACCCGGACACGCCGATTGAGGTCTTCAACGGGCTCCAGGCGACTCTCCAGGCCGCCTTCACTGCTTCGGCCGGCCTCGGCTGGGACGTCACTCGATCCTGGCTGATCGCGCAGCTGCACCCGGCCGGCGTGCAGCGTGTCATCTTGACGGCGCCCGCAGCTGATGTAGTCTGCGGCCCCAGTCAGGCTCCGGCTCTAGGCGCGATCACGCTCACACTGGCGGGGCGTGACCGATGAGCCGCTTCGATCTTCTCCCCCCCAATGCGACCACCTTGGAGCGGGATTTTTCCCGCTCCACTTCCAGCCTGCAACGCGCCGGCGGCCCAGTGCCGATCATCCGCACGGCAAAGCGCGTCAACATCCCCGACTCGGTGGTGCCGTGGCTGATCTACGAATACGGCCTTGGCGAAATCCTGCAGTATCTCGGCAACAACCAACGCCGCGCGATCGCCGAGGGCGTGCTGTGGCAGCGAATCCGGGGCACCCCCGAGGCGGTCCGCATCGCCTTGGGCTGGATCAACGTCACCGGCCTGATCGACGAATCGGAACGCAGATCCGCACGCTGGGCCGAATACCAGCTGGGCTTGTCTAAGGCCACCACCGGCGAGCAGATCATCGACAACATCGTCGGGGTCACTCGCATCAGTTCTCCGGTGCGCTCGCGTCTGCAGCGCATCTACGCGGTCTACGACTTCCGCCGCTTCGTGCTCGACAGCAGCCTGCTGTCGGATGGCGGGATGCTCAGCGATCACAGCGGCGTGCGGCCGCGGCCCGATTGGCCGCAGATTAGCTACGGCCAGATCCTCTCCAGTTTTGTGCAGGTGAACGCCACGGTCGCCAGCACGCACACCGATGTGATCGGCGTGCTCGTGCGGAACTTTGATCGGTTCCTGCTCGATCACAGCCTGATGGATGAGGAGTGGCACACCCTCAACAACCCAGGGATGCTCACCAATCAAGAAGGCGTGAGCGGCAGATACGAAGGGCAGACGTGGACTTCAATCACCTGGCAACCAACAACTACCTGGCTCGACACGAACGCAGTCGCGTCGAGCTCCGTCACAACGCAGACCGCGTAGCATGAGGGGCGACTAAGAAGCGAGCATGGCGGCAGTCCTAACGACAAGCGGGCGAATTGCCATCGCCACGGCGATCAAGGCGCGCACCGCGCATCTGGCCTGGGGTTCCGGCGATGCAGCCTGGGGCAACACGCCTCCGGCGCCTGCCGCCAACAGCACCGCGCTGCTGGCGGAAGTCGCTCGCCGCAAGGCCACCCTGGTGAATTACTGCGCACCGGCCGTCAACGGCGCGATCAGCGTGCCTGAGGGCAAGTTCGACATCAGCGCCACACCGACCAACAGCCTTTACTTCAAGTTTCACTTCGAGTTTGAAGAGGCGGTTGGCTCGACCATCCGCGAGCAGGCGATCTTCCTCGATACCGTCGCCGCCAACGGCGTCCCGGCCGGCCAGTTCTATTTGACACCGGCTCAAGTCGCGCAACCTGGCACGCTACTGGTGATCGAGCGGCGTGCGCCTATCGTGCGCGAGATTACAACCCGTCAGCTGTTCGAGTTCGTGGTGACCTTCTGATGACGCTGCAGGGCTATTACAACCGCTTCAACGCGGCGGACCGCTACGACGAGCTGCTCTTCCGCGCTGGCAAGGGCCTCCAGTCGGCTGAGCTCAACGAGGTGCAGAGCACGGTCATCGACCGGCTCAAGCGCATCGCCGACGCCGTCTTCAAGGATGGCGCCGTCATCAGCGGCACGCCGCCGACGATCAGCGGCAGCAATGTGACCTGCCCGCTGAGCCTGATCTACCTACGCGGCGCCGTGCGTGAAGTGGCGGCCCGCAGCTTCACGATCCCGACGACCGGCCTCGTGCGGATTGGCGTCTACCTCCTCGACGAGGAGATCACCGAGCTGCAGGACGCGACGCTGCGCGATCCTGCCGTCGGCACTCGCAACTACAACGAACCTGGCGCTGGCCGCCTGCGCATCACCGCCACCTGGGGCCGCGAGGGCGACGGCGGCACGGGAGTCTTCTACCCGGTCTACACCGTCATCGACGGCGTGCTGCTGAACCCAGGCGGGGGCAATGTCGGCGAAGCCTTTTCCGAAGCGCTTGCCCGCTACGACCGGGAGAGCAACGGCAACTACATCGTCACCGGCCTAAGCGTCACTGCTATGGGCCTGGCCGCTGGCGTCAACGCCTTCTCGGTGAAGGACGGCACCGGCAACATCTTCGGCTACAAGATTGACAAGCTGGCCTCGACGCGGCTCAACTACGCCGAAGACCCCGACCTGGAAGTAGTCGACGCCGAGCCCGACACCTTCACCGGCAGCACCGGCGGCAGCGCGACCATCCAGCTCAACCGGGTTCCGGTCGAGAGCATCCTGGAGGTAGTGATCACCCGCGAGAAGACCGTCAGCATCACCCGCGGCGGCTTCAGCGGCGGCCAGGACACGCTGCCCGACGTGTCGGTGCTGTCGATCCAGACCATCACCCAGGGCGGCACGACCTACCACTCGCCGCAGGATTACTTCTTGAACGGCGACAAGGTGGACTGGTCGCCTGCCGGTGGTGGCGCCACTGAGCCCGCTCCTGGCTCCACCTACACGGTTAACTACCGCTACCTAGGCAACGTCACCCCGTCGGCCGTCAATCTCCAGGCCGGCACCTTCACGGTCACCGGCGCCGTCAACCAAACGCTGGTGCTGACTGATTACCGCTGGAAGCTGCCCCGTTACGACCGCCTTTGCATTGACCGCGCAGGCAACTTCGCGCGCATCAAAGGCATCAGCTCGCGCTTCACTGCGCTCCCGCCAGCTGTGCCTGCAAACCTGCTGAACTTGGCGACGATTCGCCAGAAGTGGGGCGAGACGCCGGAGGTGGTCAACGACGGCATCCGCGCAATCCCCTTTGACCAGCTGGAGCGCATGCGCTCGCTCATCGTTGATCTCTTTGACCTGGTGGCGCTGGAGCGCCTAAAGAGCGATATCAGCAGCCGCGAGCCCAGCAGCAAGCGCGGCGTCTTCGTCGATCCGTTCCTAGATGACGACCTGCGCGATCAGGGCCTCACGCAGACGGCCGCCATCGTTAACGGCGTTCTGCAACTGCCGATCGCTGCAACGGTCTACCAGGCGCCGGACAACAACGCCCAAGACTGGATGCTCCCCTATACCGAGGAGATCATCCTGGAGCAGACGCGGCAGACCGGCAGCAGCAAGATCAATCCCTATCAGGCGTTTGATCCGATCCCTGCAGCTGTGGTGCTGACCCCTGCAGTCGATCGCTTTACGGCTGTCGAAACCGTTTGGGCATCAGGCGTCACTCAGCGGATCAGCACTTGGCTCGGCGAGACAGGACGCTTTGCGATCGACAGCGTGATCACCACCACCCGCACCGAGCTGCTCAGCGAGACTGAGCGGCCCGCCGAGTTCCTCCGCCAGATCCAGGTCAACTTCACCCTCGCGGGCTTCGATACCGGTGAAACGCTCACCGAGGTCAAGTTCGACGGAATCGACGTCACCCCCGCCTGATAACCATGCCCCTCACCGCAAATGCTGCCGGGCAGATTTCCGGCTCCTTCACGATCCCGGCGAAAGTGCCAGTCGGCACGAAGCGCGTCACCTTCCTGGGCAACCAGGGCAGCTTCGGCGCCGCGCGCTTCATCGGCTCCGGCACAATCCTGACCCGCACCCAGCGGCAACTCACCACGATCGAGACCCGGTTTTTTGATCCGCTGGCGCAGACCTTCCGGCTGGATCAGTCGCGGCACCTCACCAGCGTTGAGTTCAAATTCACCGCGCGCGGCAACACAGCCAACAAGGTCTACCTGGAGATCCGCGAGACTGAGGTCGGCCTTCCCAACTCCACAACCCTGGCCGAGGGCGTGATCCAGGGCACGGCGATCACGGTGGGGCAGTGGAACAAGATCAGCCTCACCAGGCCCGTCTACCTGCAGGCTGGCGTCGAATACGCCATGGTGCTGCTGACTGACGACGCCGAGCACGCGGTCGGCCTTGCTGAGCTCGGCAAATTCGACAGCGCCGCCCAGCAATTCGTTACCTCGCAGCCCTACACAATCGGCACGCTGCTTAAATCGAGCAACGCTTCGACCTGGACGCCGGTGCAGGAGTCGGACCTCACCTTCAAAATGTACGGGGCCCGCTTCACCAGCACCACCCGGACGATCACCCTGGGCCAGCTGCGCGGCGCTGCGGTGTCGAGCCTCACCCGCTCCGGCGGCACCGCAACGCTCACCACCAGCACGCCGCATGGCTTCGCCACCGACCAGAAGGTTGTGATCAGCGGCGCGACCCAGACTGACTACAACGGCGCTTTCACGGTCACCGTCATCACCCCAACCAGGTTCACTTACACGGTGGCAAATAGCCCGGCGACGCCCGCGACCGGAACGATCCTTATCTCCGCCGGCGACATAACCGACCTGGTGGCGCTGGCCGGCGTCGAGCGCATCAGCTCCGAAACCGATGCCGAGTTCGTCTTCACTCGGCCCGACGGCTCTCAGATACGCGGCGCCGACAACGCCCGCATCCAGCTGGCCGAGGACGTCAACGTGCCGCTTACCCTTTCTGCGGTGCTGCGCGGCACGACGACCACCAGCCCCTACCTTTTCGCTGGCAGCCAGGCGGTCTACGGCAACCTTGGCGAGACCGGCACCTATGTAAGCCGCGCGGTGCCCTGCGCGGCTGGCGCGAAGGTGAGCTGCACTTTCGAGGCGCTGCTGCCCGGCGCGGCAAGCGTGCTGGTCGAGTTCGAGAAGAGCGACGGCACCTTGCAGACGGTGAGCTTGACCAGCAGCTCGCCGGTGGGCGATGGCTGGGTCGAGCAGATCTACACCGTCGCCAACTTTGCCGCCGGTGGCACGACCACTCGCGTGCACCTTACCCTCACTGGAACGGCTGCCGTCCGTCCGCAGCTGCGCCAGCTCCGCCTCGTGGTGATCTGATCCTATGTCCTACGACGTTTTCCTCCTCGCCGGTCAGTCGAACGCTGTTGGTCGCGGGCAGACGTTAAACGCTGCTCAGGATGCTGTTGTCGTTGAAGGGGTGAAGCAATGGGATACCACCACGCAAAGCGTAATTGACGCAGTCAACCCGCTCCGCAACTTTGACCCGACAACCACGGTTGGTTTCGCATATCGCTTCGCCGTGCTTTACAAGCAAGCAACGGGTCGCGATGTGCTCATCGTGCCACGCGCCAAAGGCGGTTCTGGTTTCGCGAACAATGGATGGGGTACCGGCAAGGTCTATCACGAGGGAGCGATCACCCAAGCGAACGCCGCACTCGCCGCCACTGGCGGGAAGCTGAAAGGAATCCTTTGGCACCAGGGCGAGAGCGACGCGAATGTGAGCAATTCGGCGGCGACGTACCAAGCAAATCTGTCGGCGTTGGTACAAGACTTCCGCACGCGCATTACCGGAGCCGGGTCAGCGCTGTTCATTTGCGGCGGCATGACGCCGTTGATTGTTGCTGGAAGTGCATCGCATCAGGCTATTCAAGGCGTCCTGGCATCGGTAGCGACATTCATTGATCGCTCTGCGTTCGTTACTTCCGATGGACTTGGCAGCAACAGCACTTCAGACGCAGTGCACTTTTCGGCCGCTGCTCAAAGAGAGTTCGCCGAACGCTATCTCGATGTCTATCAGGACCTTAAATACGCCTTAGCTTTTGGCAACGACGACCGCACTGGCGCGCGAGGCTATCAAAAACCGTCACCGATTAACCTTCTGTCCACCGACGTCCTGCGGCTCCGGGAAGCCCTAGAGTCGATTGATCTGGACATCACAAAGCTCTTTGAACTCACAGCCATGAAAAACTATCCAGACATTCGCCCGTCACTACTGCTTGACTTTGCCAACAGCGGTTACCTTGACCCTCGGCTAAGCATCACGCGGGCGACCCCAGGCGCCTACGTGACCGTCGACGGCCGCATTGCGTTAGCTGCTGCCAATGAGCCGCGCTTCGAGCTGGACTTTGCAATCGGAGAGAGCCGTGGCCTTCGTATTCAGCCATCACGCACAAATCTGGCACTCTATTCGGAGGAGTTCGACAACGCCTACTGGACAAAGCAAGACGTAACAATAACTGCAAATGCTGACACTGCGCCAGATGGCACACTCACTGCAGACAAGATTGTTGAGTCTTCTGCGTCGGCTAACCGTTACGTCGCAAGAACTTTTAGTTTATCACTTGGCGTTCGCTACAGCTTTTCGGTTTACCTCAAGAGCGCTGGCCGTAACATTGCTCGTGTCTATACCGGCACGGCTGCCGGCGGTGTTTGGGCAAACGTCAATCTTGCGATTGGAGAGATTATCGCCACAAGCGCCGCGAGCGGCGCCAACTTGCAAGCAGCAGCACAGAAGCTCGGCAACGGCTGGGTGCGCGTAAGCATTTCGATGACTGCTGTCAGCAGCGGAGCGTCTGACATGCGCGTGACGCCGCTTGATGCAGACTACAGCGCTGCAGTCACCAACGGAACTCCTTACCTAGGCGACGGCAGCTCCGGGGTTTTCGCCTGGGGTATGCAGTTTGAGGTCGGCGCAGCGCCAAGCTCCTACATCAAAACGACGACCGCTTCGGCAACACGCGCGGCTGACGTCGTGACTTCATCGAACCTAAGTTGGTTCAACTCGCTCGAAGGCTCGTTCTTTATTGACGGCGCTGCTGAAAACAGCTTGCTTAATGAAACAGGTAACGATCTAGTAAGCAACGGCAGCGCCTTCGACAATGCCGCATGGACAAAGACTAATACTACCGTCACCGCCAATAACACGACAGCTCCAGACAGCACGCTGACAGCAGATAAAGTCGTCGAAACGACAGCATTGAGCGGCCACGACGTAAGGCAAACGCTTACCTTTGTCTCAAGCATAACCTACAGCTTAAGTGTGTATGCAAAGGCGGCCGAACGTAGTCGCTTTTCAATGATTGTTGGCGGCGCTGCTTCTGGCGGTGGGTTCTTTAACCTTCAAGCTGCTACGGCCACCGATCTGACTGGAAGCGCGCCGGGACGTTCGGCGACGATCACGTCTGTCGGAGACGGCTGGTATCTCTGCACAGTACTAGTTGATGTCAGCACGTTGCTTCCTAGTACATTCCGTATCTATCTTGCTTCAAGCGTTACGGCGGTGGTTGCTCCTTCATATACGGGTGATGGCACATCTGGCATGTTCTTTTGGGGTGCGGAAGTTCGCCCAGTGCTGGCTAGTCTTGAGGACGGCATCTTGCTATCCCTCGACTCCGGTGCGCAGCAAAATCTGATCGAAGTAGGCATCAATAGCTACCGGGTTCTAGCACCTGGTACGACGACAGCTGCAAGCATGGGACCCGATTCTCCTGCGTATGTTGCGGGTACAGCGCGCAAACTTGCTGCTGCTTACAAACAGGACGACTTCGTGTTCCGCGCAAGCGACGGAAACTCGGCATCTGATACATCAGGCGCTGTGCTAACCGCTATCCCGACGACTATGCGCATCGGCGGCAGTCAAGCCGGCCGTTTTATGAATGGGTATATCCGCCGGATTGCCTACTATCCGAAGCGCATCCCCAACCTCGAACTTGATTCTCTGCTGAGCTGACCAATGATCGACCTTTATCTCCGCGCCACTGACGAAGACACCATGCTTACCGCCTTGCAAGAGGCTGAGCTGGCAAGTGAAGCAAGTGCGCATCACGCCTTAGATCTGATCGGCGTTCTCTATAACGACGATGGCGAGGAGCTTCCTGGCTTCCACTCCAACCTTCGTCTGTTGGAGCGCATCGAGCTGCCAGAAGCGCTTGCCGTGCTGATCATCGACCCGCCCAACACCCCACACAGGGTGTGGGCATCCTGATTCCGAGACAAAACCATGGGAACACGGCCGAACGAGATCCCCCACTCTGGTGAGCTGGGCGAGCTTGCGTTCCTTAATCGGGATGCGGTGCCGTCGCTGACTGATGGATACACCAAGGCGGAAGCGGACGACAAGTTTCTTACGGATGAAGTAATCGGCACTGAGCCGGATCAGGTGCCGCTCGTCGGGATGCTGGCCCGCCGTGCGTTCACCGACGGCCCTATCGGCACCGCTGACATCGCCAATGCTGCGATCACAACTGAAAAGATTGCACCGAGTGCTGTCGTTACTGAGGATTTGGCAGATGCCGCTGTCACGACGGCAAAGATCGCTGACAGTGCTGTCACTAGCACGAAGGTTGGCGAGTCGCTGATCCGCCTCGGCACCCAACAGGCAACCACCAGCGGCGTCTTCAAGGAGTTCAGCGGCATCCCCTCCTGGGCCCGCCGGATCACCCTCAACCTCTGGTACGTCTCCACCAACGGCGCCGCCAACATCCTCGTGCAGCTCGGCACCGGCGGCGCGCCGACGACATCGGGCTACGCCGGCTATAGCGTCTTTTCCTGGGCCAGCGGGGTCGTGCCGGTCTCATCTACCGCCGGCATCCCGATCTTCAACAACGCCGCTTCCTATTCCCACTTTGGTCAGCTGAACTTCGACAACATCGGCGGCAACGCCTGGGTTGCATCCGGCCACGTCGTCACCGGTGGCACGCAGGGCTCGACGATCTCTGGCGGCTTCGTCGAACTGGCTGGTGTCCTCAACTACCTCCGCATCGTCACCGCCAACGGCACCGACGCCTTTGACGCTGGCGCCGTCAACATCTCCTGGAACTGATGGAAGTTCGATCTAAGATCGGCGTCGCCCGCATCGACCACCAGCCCGGCCCGCCAAAAACCACTTCCCAAGGCCAAGGCCAAAATTCTCGCCCCCGTCGCCGCGGCCGCAAGAAGCTGCGGGGTCAGAGTCGTTGAGCACCCCTAGAATCATCAAGACAGGAGGATCCTCCTACCCATGACAACAACCTTTTTGCACGGCCTAGAGGTTCTCCAGATCGACACTGGGGCCCGGCCGATCCAGACCGTCCGATCCTCGGTAATCGGCCTCATCGGCACCGCGCCCGACGCGGACGCTGAGAAATTCCCCCTCAACACTCCAGTGCTCGTCTCTCGTCGCAGCGACATGGCGGGCCTCGGAACCACCGGCACCCTGCAGTCGGCCCTCAACCTGATCTACGACCAGGCCGGCGCCGTCGTCGTCGTCGTATGCGTGGAGGAGGGCCTCGACGAAGCCGCCACCATTAACAACGTGCGCGGCGGCATCAACAACGCCACCCACGCCTACGAAGGCGTCCACGCCTTCCTCGCTGCTGAAAACGAAGTCGGCTTCAGCCCTCGCATCCTGCTGGCCCCTGGCTTTACCCACCAGCGCACCAGCAACGGCATCCTTTCGATCGCCGTGCAGACCCAGGGCTCTGGCTACACGACCGCGCCGGCCGTGACCATCAGCGGCGGCGGCGGCTCCGGCGCCACTGCGGTGGCCGTGCTCGGCACCGGCGCTAACGCCGGCAAGGTCGTGAGCATCACGATCACCAACCCCGGCAAGGGCTACACCACCAATCCGACCGTCGCCATCGCTGCGCCTCCTGCAGGCGGCGTGCAGGCCGTCGCCGGGACCGTCAACCGCGGCATCGTTCGCTCCGAAGTGCTGACCGAGCTGCTCGGCATTGCCAACCGCCTCCGCGCGGTGATCATTGCCGACGGCCCAAACACCACCGACGCCGCCGCGATCCAGATCGCTGACGACTTCGGCTCCGATCGCATCTACGTGATCGACCCCTGGGTGCTGCGCGACGGCGAGAGCGTGCCCGCTTCCGCTGCTGTGGCCGGCCTGATCAACAAGGTCGACAACGAGCGCGGCTTCTGGTGGAGCCCCTCAAACAACATAATCGCCGGCATCGAAGGCACCTCGCGCGCCATCGACTTCACCCTCGGCGACTACACCAGCCGGGCCAACCTCTTGAACGAAGCCAAGATCGCCACCATCGTGCGCGAGCAGGGCTTCCGCCTGTGGGGCAACCGCACCCTGGCAAGCGATCCGCTCTATGCCTTCCTCTCGGTGCGTCGTACCGCGGACATGGTCAACGAGAGCATCCTCCGCGGCCACCTGTGGGCTGTCGATCGCTGCATCACTGCCACCTACCTTGAGGAGGTGATGGAGAGCGTGCGCGGCTACCTGCGCAGCCTTAAGGCCCGGGGCGCCATCCTCGGCGGCGACGTCTGGGTGGATCCTGAACTCAACAGCCCCACCAGCATCGCCAACGGCCAGGTCTTCTTCGACTTTGAGTTCACGCCTCCCTATCCCGCGGAGCGCGTGACCTTCCGCAGCCACCTGGTCAACAGCTACGTCATCGATCTTTTCGCCTGAGGACTGACCCATGGCCCAAATCCCCCGCGTTCTGAAAAACTTCAGCCTCTTCGTTGATGGCCGCGGCCTCGCCGGCACCATCCAGACGCTGACCCTGCCTACCCTCACCACCAAGATGGAGGAGTTCCGCGGCGGCGGCATGGACGCCCCCGTCGAACTCGACATGGGCATGGAGAAGCTGGAAGGCAGCTTCGAGCTGGCCGAGTACAACCCGGACATCATTGCCCTGTTCGGCCTTGCTTCTGCCGATGCACAGTTGACCGCTCGCGGCGCTATGCGTCGTGATGGCGAGGTTGCCGTGCCGGTGGTGGTCAACATGACCGGCAACATCAAGGAGCTGGATCCGGGCGATTGGACCGCCGGCGACATGAGCACCGGCACGTTCGCCTACACCCTCCGCTACTTCAAGCTCACCGTCGGCGGCCGCCAGCTGATCGAGATCGACAAGGTGAACATGATCCGTCGCATCAGCGGCGTCGATCAGCTGGAAACTATCCGCACCGCCATCGGGGTCTAATCTGAATGACGAAGAACCTGCATCCGAACACCGCGAAGATCGAGCTCGACTTCCCGATTGAGATCAGCGGCGTTGAAGTGAAGCACCTGGTCATGCGCCGCCCCAAGGTGCGCGACCTGATGGCGGCGCAAAAAGCCGGCGGCAGCGAGGCGGAGATGGGCGTTAACCTTGTCGCGAACCTTTGCGAGATCACCCCCGACGACGTGCTCGAACTCGACAGCGCCGACTGGGACAAGTGTGAGGCGCAGGTCGCGGCTTTCAAGTTGGCCAGATCTCAGAAGAGCGGTTGAGGCAGGCGATCATCGTCCTGTCAAAGCTGACTGGCTGGGGTCTGGCCGAAGTGTTGGAACTGGAAGTGGACGACTTCTGGGCCTGGTTCAAGCAGGCCCAGATCGTTGAGACTGAAATTGCCAAACAGCTGGGATCCAAATGATCGGCGGCGGCCCCCAGAAGATCACGATCGAGATCGGCGGCAAGATCGGCGCCAGTCTCGGATCGGCTCTGCGTGGCGCGCAGACGCAAGTGTCGTCGTTCGGGCGGAACGTCTCCCGCACGATGAACGATGCGGCGACGGCAGGCCGCAAAGGCTTCAAGGGGATGCTCGATGGCGCGCTGTGGCAGCAGGCTGCAGCCGGCGCTGCGGCGATCGGCGTTGGCCTGATGGCCAGTGTGCGCACCGCCGCGCAATTCGAGCAGGTGCTGAGCGAGATCGGTAAGACGGCGAACGCCTCCGGCGCTGATCTCAAAGGCATCAGCAAGGACCTGCTGGCCCTGTCGGGCCGCAACCGCACCAACCTCGGCCCAAAGATCCTGGCCGAGGGCGTGCAGGATCTCGTCGCCCAGGGCCT